TGAGATAGGGTTAGAATTTGGTAATGTTGAGAGAATTAAAGGTTATGCAGCAGCTCTTACGACTGTAGCTGTTGCTTACGGAACTGTAAGGACTCTTACATTTTTAGCCACAGCTTCTCAAGTTGCTTTTAAAACAGCGTTAATAAAGTCTGGGGTTGGAATTGCAGTTGTACTTTTAGGTGAATTAGCTGCTAGATTTATTTTTGCTAGAGATGAAACTGATAAAGGGGTTGAATCTCTTACAGACTATAAAAAAGCTTTAGAAGATATAACAAAAGTCACTACTAATTCAAACGCACCAGATAGAAGCCTTAAATTAGTCTTTCAGCAGAGAGGTAATGAAATTATAAAAATATCTGATGAGTTAAGAGATGTACAAATACGCAACCAAAATCAACGCAGAGAGTCTTTTTTAGCAGCTCAAAAAGAAATAGATGCATTTAGAGAACAATCAGCGCAAACAGAAAGGCTACAATTAGAAGAACGTAGGAACTCTGTTTTAGTGGCTTTACAGGAGCAAAAACAACTTGAAGAAGAAATGGCTAATCAAAGAGAGAAGGATGCCAGAAGACAAATAGAGAATAGCGTAAGAGTTGCTAATGGCTTTAGACAGTTTAGCGATTTACTTGGACAAGCAGTCTTAGATGGACAAGACTTTGGAGAAGCATTTACTAGATCGCTTGATGCCATTACTGCTAAGATTGCTGCTGAGTTTGCCTCATTCGCCATACTTTCTTTATTAACTGGAGGTACGGCTAAAGCATCTCAATTAGGATTTTCTACTTTAGGAGCATTAATAGGACATTCTGGTGGGAAAATAACTAGTAAAGGTATACAAAAGTTTGCAAATGGTGGGCCTATACAAGGCAGAGATAATGTTCCAATACTTGCACAAGCAGGAGAATATATAATTAAAAGAGATTCTGCTGAGTCTATTGGATTAGATAAGTTAAATGAGATAAACGAAACAGGGCAAACAGGATCTTTAACTGTAAATATATCAGCACCGCTAGTTGATGAAACTGTAGTGGATACAATCATCCCAGCAATACAAAAGGCATCTAGATTTAATTTAGCATGAGTTTAAGTTTTAATGGTTCGCAAAATCAAGCCAACATTAATGAAAATTGGCTTTTTGATATTAACCACTCTGGTGGAAATCTATATCTTGCTTTGGCTGATGTTACCCATAGCTCTAATTTTTATTACGGTGCTATTACAAATAATCCTAGTGTAAGAGAAAGCCTTGATTTAGTTAGGTCAGTTACTAAAACAAGCAATCTTACAATTACAGTAGCAAATTTTGAAATTGATGGAACATCTTTGTCGGAAGAAGTATTTAATGGCTCAAATTATTATATAAACCGCCCTGTATCTGTTTCTGTAAAAATTGGTGCAGATAATCCTGTTTTAATTGGCACATTTAGAATATTAGATTTATCATTTGATGGAGATGTTATAAATATACAGATGGCATCAAAAAGACCATGGGATAATATAGAGCTTCCTACCGATAAAAGCGAAACTGGTGTTTATGTTCCTGTCGTGTATGGTGATTACTTAGGGGCAATAGGATCGTCTACGACTGTGACTAACAATGTTTTTATGGACAATAAAAAAGTGTTTCCTGTGCCAAGGACTAGTAACTCTGGTACAAACATTTACTTTCTTGCACCAAAAAGCTATGGAAGCGGTGTAGTAACAAATTATTTTGATTCGAGAGCAGATTTATTTGTTCATTTAGAAGAAAATAATGCTGCTACAGTAACCAGAGATGGTAAAGATGCATTTGAAGTCAAAGGTAAAATTAATAGAACTTATAAATTTAGACCAAAGGCAGTATCATCGTCATCTAATTTTTCTAATACAGGTAATGCTATAAATACAGACCAATCTGATGGTGCAGTTTCTTCTACGTTTACTGCTAACGGACAGGCACAAATTGCAGATATAAAATTTGAACTTCCATCTATATCTGGTAATTTTACCCAAGCTAGTCTTAGAATATCAGCAACAATCGTAGTTGCAAATCACTCTGGCAATGTTGACGACCAAGCAACCTTGTCGCATAGATCTTTTGGCTCTGACACAACCTTGCTTTCAAGAGCAGATGATGGGACAGCTACATTAGCAGTAAGCACCAATACAAATATATTGACCTTGCTTCAAAACAACAACGATAGATTACCAGATGATTTGGAATTACGTTTTCAACTAGCGAGTACCCAAGTTGGGACTACACAAGCAACTTGCACCATAAACGATGTTTATTTGTACTTTAAAATAGAAGAAGATTTTAACGGAGAACCTAATGCAGCTGCATTAGCAGAAATTAATCTTGATACAGTATATTCTGGTAATGACGGATTAACTGCATCATGGGATAGTTCAGCTATTGATAAAATACAAGATATACATAGAGATTTACTTATAAGATTTGCAGGGGTAACTACAAGCACTCCAGATGGATACTCTGATTTAGATACGGCAAGATCACAATCAAATAAAGAATGGTTTGCTAGGTTTTGGCAGTTACAACCTTTGTCTTTACAGGATACTTTAGAAAAATTGCAATTTGAGGGTGGCTTTGTTTTTCGATTTAAATCAGATGATTCTCCTCAGTATCTTTTTGTAAAAGATTCATATAGTTCGGCTGACCATACTATAGCAAAAAATGACATATCAAAAATTACAATAAGCAATACACCTATTGGAGATTTATTAACTAAATATATTGTCAACTATGAAAAACACCCAGGTAACAATACTTATATAAAATCTCAAACTTCTTCTAACGACACATCTAGGACTAATTTTAATATTGCTACCAAGGAAAATATTAGCCAAGTAAATCTTGACTATTTGGTTTCAAATGGAGCAGGAACTGTGGGTGCAACCGACTTAACTACAGGAAGTCCCAATGACGGCTTTGCTAATTACTATGGATATTTAGTTTCAAATGTAAAGCTTTTAGTCGAAGCAGATATAGTCAATCCTGCATTAATAGGAATAGAAGTTGGTGATATTGTTAAATTTGATAATACAGATATGTATCCAGAAAAAGCATTTGCATCAGATTGGACAAATAAAGCCTTTATGGTAGTAGGCGTAACTAGAAGACTTGGTAAACTTTCAGCACGTTTCAGAGAAGTAGGAGTAATTTCGTAATGTCAAAATTTTTATTATACTCAGTAAATGGCAGAGGTAGTTCTGCTTCCATAGATAGTGGATCTATTCCATCAAATGGCGGAGATTATACAAGCAACTCAAGTAAAGTTACAAATGACGAAAGATTGTTAGATGATAGCGTAGCAACAGCAGCAAACTTTACCGCAGCTGATGCAGCAGTAAGGGTAGATAAAGGGTCGGCTTCTATTGATGTTATAGACTCTTTTGCTTTTCATTCCAGCGCAGCAGGAAGCAATGGAATAGAAGTGTATACAAATTCTGCTTCAAACAATTCTTCTACAGCAGAAAAACTTGCTTTTGACACAATTATACAGGGTTGGAATGTAAGCGCACAAAGTGAAACACGAGCTGATAGTAACGGTAAAATAACAGCCTCCGAATCAGAAAGGTATTGGTATGTAACAGCTCATCAAGGAGCCGTAGCGACCATAACAGAAATCATGTTTGCAAAACAGGTTAATTTAACCAATGTTACTTTAGCGGGAACAGAGGGTGTAATTAACGGGAACAAAGTAGTGCAAAGCCAAGGTGGTGTGCAGTATTCAAACAAAAGGCACGATGGTATACGATTTTTTAACTTTGATTTAAAGTTTATAAGCAATACATACAAAACTACGCTTGAGACTATGCGAGACTCCTTGTTTGGATCGCATGATAAACTTTTATATTACGATGGCTCAGAATATATACTAGTAAGACTTAGCGATGATAGTTTGCAGTTTAAAGAAGTTGCTTTTAATGTATTTGATACTTCTATCAAGCTTACTGAGCAACTAAGCTAATCATCTTTTGCTGTAGTGTATGGACAGCTTTGGTCTTGTCCTTCATGCTCCAATCAGCATAACAAGCTTCCGTAACTGCTACGTTAGAGTGTCCCAAATGTTCTTTTACAGCGTAGATATTCTCAGTTTCTCGTAGCATTATAGTCGCGGATGTATCTCTTAGGTCATGCACCGTAAAATCTACACCACATAATTTACTAGCTACCTTTATTCTATTGCGTATGCTCACTTGCGATGCAGGGATAGGATATACGTTGGCATCGTCATGCACGTCCTGGTAATACTGATTGATGCGTTTTATCAAGGCTATATGCGTATTTTTGAGAAAAGGAATCTTCAAAGGTATGTCCGTTGATTTCTTATGGCCCTTGTTCTTTATAAAAGCCACCTCGTTCTCTTCATCAATTTGTTCCCATGTAAAATCTGGTCTACATAGTTCACTTACCCTGCATCCTGTTAATATATACAATTGTATGATATCTTTAGTCACAGGGCATATCTCTGGATGTCTATATATACGAGTTATTGTTTCTTCACTCAGCGGATTCTTAGGCGATCGGACCTGTTTTCTCTGTTTGATAGGCTTGAAGGTTGTACTCTCTGGATAATTATATAGAATCCAATTACCTATGCGATTGATATACGAAATATCTGCACGACAGCTGTTGTTTACGTTCTCATTATAAAAGTTTTTCTTTATCTCAGTTTCTGTTAGGTCCTTTAAAAGTAACTTTGGAAACTGCTTTTTGTATTTAGATATGATTCCATTGTATCGTAATATAGTTTTACGTGAGTACTGATTGTATGGTAAGCATTCGTCCTCAAATATAGCCAATGCTTTTTTAACTGTTATTTCTTTAGTCATGTTACACTCCTTATGTGTATAAGAAACTATTACAAAAAAAAGCTTGGCGCAATATATTTTTTAATGTAAACTATGGCATGGGAAGACCAAAAATAAACGAACCGATACTTGCACAGGATAAAATAAAACAGGTGCTAGATAGGCCAAACGTAAAGCGGAGTTTACTATGGCTTTCTAAAGAGTCTGGAATAAATCATACATTGTTGTTTCAAATTGTGAGCGGAGCTAGAAGACTACAGCAATACCAGGCTGATAAAATATTACACACTTTTCAACGATTTAATGTTGATGTAACCTATGAAGAACTATTTACCACATACCATGAGCAAGATCAAAATATACCCGAACGACAACTTTCATAAAGAAAACTTTCTCTCCTACGTTGCACAGCTCGGCACACGCTTAAAAGAAAAGTCTGGTTGTGCAACGTACTCCAAATATGATGTCAAAGTTGATGTCAAGAATAACAGTACATACACATTGAGAAAATATAGCATCATCCAAGAGGTGTGCAGAAAACTTGATGTGCTGAACGTAACATATGAGGTAATAGAATGAAAAGTCTTTTGTATTATTTAAAAGAATACACGGTGGAGATTTTTATATTAACAATATCTATAGCAGTTTTAATTAACAATAGGAGTATACTATGGCCGTAAAAGCAACAGATACAGTCAAAATGGGTGCGCAAGTCATAAGTAATGCGAGTGTAATCTTCTCAAATTTACTTAAGCCAGACACTAAGTTTGGTGCGCAACATGATGTAACTATCGAAGTAACCAAAGACCTTAAGAAGCTATTCAAAGAGATTCTAGCTCAAACAGGAGCTAAGAAAATCAATGGAGTTAGTGAATATGAAGGCAGAGAGCAGATAAAGCTCAAGAATAAGATATATGCACAAGAAGGCACAGAGCGTTTTCCAAATATTGTGGATACGCAAAAACAGCATACAGATCAAGTGCCTTTTGGTGGTGATGTCATTAATGTAATTGTAAGACCTAGACATTATGAAGATAGCGTAAGTATCTTCTTAGAAAAGATTCAATTGGTAGAAAAGAAGAATTCTGGCGTTGACTTTGAAGTTATTGGTGGAAGCAATGAAGATACAGAAGAAAATCTGCCGTTCTAAATTAGACGGTGCTGATAAATTAACGATACAAAAGCTACAGCAGGAGTACGATAAAAAAATGAATAGCAAGGCCAAAGGAACTACCTACGAGAATGAATTGGTTAAGAAGCTCAAGGACAATGGATTCAAGGATGTGAAGAGGGCGTGGGGTTCCGATGGTCGTTCAATGGGCGAAGCTCCCGATGTAGACATAATGTGCGATGGTGTTAAAATCCAGGCAAAGCGCAGAAAGACCATTCCAAAATGGTTGAGCCTCGGAAGCTGCGATGTAGTGATGTTCCGTGAAGATCGGAGCATCACCTTTGTCTGTATGACCTTTGATGATTATGTCAAATGTTTGAAAAATGCCCAATCATAGGAAATAAGATGTGTGGATTTTGTGGATATGATAAACAAAAGAATTTAAGATGTGGATTCGCGACACATCCAAATATGATTTCAATGTTAAAGGTATGTCCGTTGAAGTCATTAAAGGCAAGGAAAAAGAAGAAGTGATTCGTTGGCGCGACATAACTGGATTCCTTGCCTATGTATTCGAGACGGTGCAGGATGTGCTTACCTCCTTATGTTACACTCCACCTCCAGACTCCTGCACCGATCCCGAAGATTGTCCACATGATGATGTGGAAAACTTATGGGATGGAGTCGACCATGCTACTGATCGTTGGGAGTGTATGGATTGTGGACAAATAATGGAGGACCAAGATGCGTACTTTTTGTAGAAAGCTAAAGCTCTTTTACTATGACCTAACTTATTACAAATGGTATTTTATATATATAGGTAGATACTTTAGGTCCTTTGGTGCGCCAGAAGAAGTAAAGCAGTTCGATTGGTTTCTGCGATTAAATAGTCATAAGATATTAAGAAAGATTTGGAGATATTTACATGGGTTATAACTATGCTAGTTAAAGATTTTTTCAAGTGGGCAGAAAAAGAGTTTAAGACTGAAATGGATTTAATGAATGCCAAAGGCAAAGAATATACAATTAGCAATGAGGATAAACTTCGAAACTTTAAATTTATAGGCGAGAGATTAAATCTTGAGCCAGAAACAGTATGCATGGTATATTTGCTTAAACATATAGATAGTATTACAAATTATGTAATTAAGGGTGTTGAGTCTTCCAATGAACCTATTGAAGGCAGGATACATGATGTCAGAAATTATTTCTTACTTTTACACGCGTTGATAAAAGAACGCAAAGATTTGAGACTTGAACATAACGAAAGTATTGATTTAGACGAAGTAGAAAAGTTATTGTAGTTTTTTGAAATGCTTTATTTATTAATTTCACAACATAATAAAATAATAACCGTTTGAGTCTCAAATAATTCATGTGGAAAAAATGTGTAAATAATATCAGTTTGCCCATGGGTGGTGGCATCTATGTAATGTACAATCGTGACAATAAGATTATATATATAGGACAAACAAGCACATTGAAAAGAAGACTTTCGCATCACTCAAAGAATGGAGAGTGGAGCTACCTAAAATACAAAACAATGGATAACACAGATGAGAGAATATTGTTAGAAGCAAAGTTGATAGCTAGACTTAGACCAGATCTTAATCGTTTACATCAATACAATAAGCCAAGGCAGGACACAGTCAATATACGCGTAGTTATACCAGAAAGATATGCTAAAGCATTAGATATCTATCAAACAGCTAGAAACATAAAAAGAGAAGAAGCTTTGATGGATTTATTAAGAGAGCCATTAGAAAAAGAATTAAAATATTTAGAAGAGGATTGATGAAATCTACACATTATTACCAGGTGGTTGATATTTACAAACAAGTAATTCGTAAAAAACAAACAAGAGGAGAAGATACCCAGGCTCTTAAAAAGAGACTTCTGGCTATCATGTTAAAACATGGCAAAAACAAAAGCACATACAGCTTATAAGCTGAAGGATGGAACGCGAGTAAAGGGTGTTACAACAATACTCAGTAATCTCGGTTGGAATAAAAATGTATTGGTCGCATGGGCAAGAAGGACGGCACTAGCAGGAGATGACCCCGATGCGGTACTAAAAGAAGCAGGAGCGATCGGAACACTTGCACACTATTTATGCGAGTGTGATATAAAAGGCGAAGAGCCAGAACTTGATGATTATTCCGCTGAACAGATAGAAAAAGCAGAGAATGCATTTCTTGGATATCTTGAGTGGAAGAAAATGACCAAGCCAAAGTACGAAGCGATAGAGCTAAAAATGGTATCGGAGAAATACAAGGTAGGTGGTACGGCTGACTTTGTCGCTCGAATCAATAACTCTTTGGTTTTGGGAGATATAAAAACAAGCAAAGGTATCTATCCAGAGATGACCTGTCAATTGGCAGCTTATCGTAAGA